GGGCTACTTCCAAACCCAGGTCCGTGTGACCTTTGAATCCATCGAGGAACTCTGACCATGGCCACAATCCGAGGCGAACAAGGAGCAGTCCAGTTTTCAGCTTCTGGCGGCAGCAATGCAACAGTCGTTGGCACTCGTAGTTGGAGCTTATCTACTACGAAAGAAACGCTTGACACTTCAAAGCAGGGCGATACCTTTCGCAGCTTTGTTGGCAGCATGATTTCTGGCTCTGGCACTGTTGAACTGGTTTATGACCCAGACGCAGCAGGCCAAGCGGCGTTCCTTGAGGATGTAATTACGGCAGCAGACCCTGCAGACGCATCGTTTGAGTTGTTTACAACCGGAACTAGTTCAGGCACTGATTCTGCTGTCTTTACAGGCATCATCACCGACATGGAGATTACTTCAACTGTTGGCGAAATAGTCGTCGTGTCTTGCAGCTTCGTCACTAGCGGCACAATCGCTTTAAACCTGGAATGATTTAGGTCTATAATTTAAGCGAAAGCTTTTATTTAATGGCTCAAAATCGCACCGTCGATCTGCTGGTTGGGGCATTTGATCTCAACCAGCGCCGCAAGTTTGAACTAAAAAACGCTGAAGGTAAAAAAGTCGTTGATCTGTTTTTTAAACCGATCACACGCGCTGACCGCAAGAAAGCACAAAGCCTTTCTGGCACTGAAGAAGCATTAGACATCAGCACGCAGATGCTGTGCCAAATGGCAGAGCTTGAAGACGGCTCAAAAGCCTTTGCTCCTGCTGATGCTCCAAAGCTACAGCGTCAGCTGCCTGAAACGATCTTGAACGAGATCGAACTGTTTTTGTTTGGTGTTGGCGATGAGGCTGACATCGAAGAAGCAAAAAACGACTAAAGCAGGACAGGTGGACTCTGTTTGAGTTTTACTTGGCCTGCGAGTTGGGAATGACTGTGAGCAGGCTTCGCACGGAGTTGACCGATGCGGAGCTTGTGCATTTTGCTGCGTATTACGACATCAAGCGCGAGGAAGAAGAAAAAGCAATGGATCGCGCCAAGCGCAGTCGGCGGTAGTATTGATCTATTGGCTGATTGACCGGCTGTGATGAACCAACAATCTACAGTCGAACTTCTAATTAAAGCAGCACAGCCTCAGCGCGTTCTGAAGGCAGTTAATGCAGGTGCTGAAAAACTTAAAAACGCTGTCCAAAAGACAAACGCAACCTTTAAGAGATTTGGGCGGCAGGGTGTTGAGGCTGCAAAGCAAATTAAGCAAGCTCTTCTAGAAGCAGAGAAAAGCGCCAAAAAATTATTTTCATCTATAGGAGGTTTGCGTGGGGCGTTGCTTAGTATTGGCGGTACCATCGCGGCCAGAGAGATTCTTGAGACTGGTGTCTCTGCGATTGAATCAGAACGAAAAATTAGATTACTTACACAATCCACAGGAAACACTGCGGAATCGTTGGCCATGGCAGAGCGTGCTGCCAAGAAGTTTGGACTCAGCGCAATTGAGGCGAATACTGGAGTAGCTCGTCTTTTGGCTCGATTGCAGCCGATGGGTCTGAGTCTGTCAGACATTGAAACTACTTTTAGCGGTTTTAACACAGCCGCAAAACTTGCAGGGGCAACTGCGTCGGAATCTGCAGGTGCGTTCTTGCAGTTGACTCAAGCACTTGGCAGTGGGGTTCTAAGAGGACAAGAATTAAACTCGATTCTTGAGCAGGCTCCTTTGATTGCTCAAGCAATTGCTTTGGAGATGAATGTTACTGTTGGCGCTCTCAAGAAATTTGGTGAAGAAGGAGCAATTACATCTTCTATTGTTATTGCAGCTTTGAAACGTGTTGATAGAGAAGGCGCTAAAAAGTTGACAGAAGCCATGAAAGGGCCTGCACAACAATTCAAGAATCTTGGTAACGCATCAGTTGACCTGAGCGAGTCAATAACTGACAAGTTATTGCCTGCAATTCTCCCAGTTGTACACGCAACTACTGCGTTAATAAAAGGATTTGTTGAATTGCCTGAACCTATTAAGGCGATTGTGATCGGAACATCTGCTTTGACACTTGGTGCTTTAGCTTTAGCGCCTGCGTTGTTGTTGGTGACAAAAGCCATAGTTGCTTTAAAGCTTGCTGTTTTGGCTTTTCCTTTTGTAGCTGCTGCAGCTGGTTTGGTGGCTATAGGAGTTGCAGCGGCTGGGGCTATGAAAGAAATTAAAAGATTTAACGAGGTTGTCGACATAACTGGCAACACTACGAAGGAATTAGAGAACGAGACTGAACAGGTTAATAAAGAAATTGACAAGCTTGCTTTAAGTTTAAAACGTGGAGGCCATGAGGGCAGAATTGCTAGGAAAAAACTAGATAAACTAAATGAAGCTCTCGACAAAATTGAAGCCCGCAAAGATTTAGTTATCAAGCTAAAAATTGACGTTCCTTTCCCCGATTTTGCAACGATGGGACCGGGGTTTAAAGAAGAATTAGATAAACTGCTTGGGAAAGAAACAGAAGCAGAAAAAAAAGCACGTTTAAAGAGAGAAAAGAGAGGACAAGAGACCGCTGGCGGCATGTTCCAGCAGGCTGGCCGTGACATACAACTTCTTACAGCGCAAACTGATTTAGGCAAACAATTACTAGAAAGTGATTTTGCACGAGCTGATGCCTTAGAAAGAATCAACAAATTAGAAGGCATTAGTGCAGAAAGACGCCAAGAAGTAGTTGATATTACAAATCGAGCATTTGATGCACAGAGAGGAAGTATTATTGGCCAAGCTCTTAGTCAAGACGTAATAAAAGCACAAGAACTGGCAGAGGCTCAAAGGGAAGCAGTTTTGCCACTAGAGCGACAAAAAGAATTATTAGAGGCAAAACTAAATGGCAACGAACGTGAGGTAAGATTACGGCAAGAGGTAGACCAAATCATGGCTTCTACTGAAGGTTTAAATAGACAAGAAGTAGAAAATGCTGTCAATATTGTTGCCGCTTTAGAAGATCAAGTTGCTGCAGCTCAGCAGCTTGAAAATTTATATGTGCAGGTTGGTTCTGCTATTGAAAGCGGAATTGTCAATGGAATCCAGAGCGCCATTGACGGCAGTAAGTCACTTGGAGAGTCGCTGTCTAGCATTCTTAAACAGGTCGGTGGAATGTTTCTCAAAGCTGGTATTGGTAGCTTTGGGATTGGAGGCCAAGCAGGCAGTGGACTTCTTGGGCTCCTTCCTTTTGCAGAAGGCGGCTACGTTTCTGGCCCAACTCCTGCGATGGTCGGCGAAGGCGGTGAACCTGAATACGTCATTCCTGAATCAAAAATGCGCGAAAGCATGTCTCGTTATTCGCGTGGTGCTCGTGGCTCTTCTGTTATTCCAGAAGAAGGTGGACTTGGAACCACAGGCGGAAGCGGCGGCGCTGCAGTTGCCGCACCAATCGACGTTCGCTACAACGTGGAACGTATCAACAGCGTTGATTATGTAACCGCTGATCAGTTCCAGTCTGGGTTGCAAAGTGCAGCGGCACAAGGCGCACAACGCGGAGAACAGAACACGCTAAAACGACTACAGATGAGCGGTAGCACTCGCCGGAGGTTAGGAATGTGAGCCAGTACGCATTTGGCCATGCCACTCGAATCAAGCGCCGCAGCCCATCAACGGGCAACCTAGAAACGCTTTACTTTTTCCAAAATTTTTACATCAACCAAGAGGCTACTTACGACAGCAGCAAATATAGTTTCGTGCCGTTTGGGTTTTCAGGCGTAACCGTCAATCGCACTGGTGACGGAATGGAGGCAGTCTTGGTATTCCCCAACAATGGGCTGTCTCGCAGTTTTGCTGATCAAGCTATTGATCAGAATTGGATTGTCGAGGTTGATGTATTGATCTTGGATGCTGACAACTCAGCCGGGGCTCATCAAAAGCTGCACTCGTTCACGGGTCAAGCTGTTGGCGGCCAGTGGGACAACGTATCGCTAAACCTAAAACTCAGCTCTGTACTAGATGCTGTTGGAACGGACGTACCAAGGCGTTCATTGACGCAACGATTAATAGGCAACCTGCCTGTAACCAATAATGTCCGACTGCAGTGATCTAATTGGGATGCCGTATCGGCTAGGCGCTGACGGCAGCGACGGTCATATCGACTGCATTCACCTTTGCTACAAGGTCTGGGATGAGATCGGTATTAAAGCCCCACCGTTCAAGCAGTCGTGGTACGAGGCTGGCAAATGGGAAGTATCTCGTGATTTATTGAATTGGGGTTTTCGGGTCAAGAAGCCTGAGTATGATGGGGATATTCTGCTGCTAGCGGAGAACTCTTGGACTTTCGCAGTGACATGGGAAAAGGGCATTCTTTATATTCAGCCAAAAACCGAAAAGGTGCAGTGGTCTTCGGTCCAACTGTTTACGACGTACCACTGCTTCCGTACGAAAAACAATTAATAGAAACGATTGGGATAACAGAAAAAGAGTATCAACTTTTTGCGGCTGAAGTAAGGCGGCGTGGTCACACAAGACCTGCTGAATATGACCATATTCCTGATATTCAAATGGCCGGGCTTCTAACTGGCCCTGCTATTGCTGCTACTTATCTTAGTACACAAGCCGGAGCAAAAACAGCAGCTGCTGTAATTCTCACCAATGTAGCCATTGGTCTTACCTTAACTGGTATCGCTTATTTGCTAACACCTAAACCTAAAGAGCAAGCGGCATTTGGAAGGAAAGAACTTGGCAGTACTTCTGGAACTAGTCGATACACGCCATCCCGAGGTTTCGATACTTTGGCGGAGTTAGGTGAATACGCTTCACCTATCCCGTTGGTTTTTGGTTTATACCGTGAAGGCTATGGCGGTGGAATGCTTTCGACACCAAAGCTGATCTGGGCTCGGATGTTTAGCCATGGAACGTTGCAGCGAGCCAAGCTGTTGTACGTCGTTGGCGAACAGGGCGTTGATGGATTAAACGGTATTGAGCCACCTGAACTTGAAGGCATTTTTCTTGGCAATAATGCCCTTGACCCTATCTTTGAGAATGCTTTTGCATTTTATTGGAAGAAACATTCCGGCGATCCAGGCAGCCGAAGAGTTCGTGACACTAATATTTTGTATGGCACAAGAGATGAAGCGTCTTCAGGCGACCCAGATAAAGCTATTAATGGCGAAGTTTTTTACGCTCCAACCAATGACGAGATTGATGCAGTAGGCCAGTTTTGCCATGCTTATACGCCAGCGAATAGCACTCAATTTGGCGTCTTTGAGCCGATTGCAAACGGTACTTCGTATCGCCCAAATTATCGTATTGTTTCCATTACTGACGATGGCCACACTGGGGTAACAAAACGCGGAATAACAAGAACACGCATTAAATTTGCTGGACTTAGTTTTGGCAATCCTGACAACTTAGATGGCAAAGAGCTTTTACAAAAAGTTCGGAAGAAAGGTCAGGCAGGGGCTGGCAGAAATTACAGCCCACGAATGGGCATTATCCGACTTAATCGATACAGTGGAGGCGAAACAATAACAAGCTCAGAAGTAACAGGCGCAGATGAACTTCAAAAAGTTGTAAATGTAAGGGAAAAAGATGAAATTGTTTTTATAATTAGTGCCACTAAGATTGACGAAGATCTTTATGCAGCCAAAGAAGCTAGGGAAAGCGTATCTGATTTAAACAGCACTGTTCAAGCTTTGCAGCTTGCGGCTGATGATGCAATGCAGGTTGGCGAACAGTTTGCAATTGCCGGAACAATCTGGAAAGTTATTAGCAGAAGACGGGACCGTTTTGAGCCTGACTCAAACGAAAACCAAAGGATTGACCTTAAATGTGTTAGCACCGAAGAGTCGCATCTTAAGCGAATTGGAATTGTAAACGAGAACAAGGTTGTAGAGCCAACGCAAGGTTTCATTGGTGATAGTTTTCCAGATGGCCCACCGGCTTCGGTTGGCGAAGCTTTCTTCCCGATTACAAGAGTTGCAACTGCAACCGTTAGAAACAACAGACCTGCAGTGGTCACAGAAATCGGCTTAAAAAGCACGGTATTCCAAAAATTAAACGGCCTCTGTGCTTTTAATAGCTTGCCAACTCCCGACGAGCTAAACAATTTAGACGACGAAAACGTTCAGGTGTCAAACGGAACAATCACCGCAAATATCATGCGGTCAACTGTTTTTCGAGTATTTGTGCGTAATGCAGGAGACAACAATTCTTCTTTTGCTCTTATTCCATTGTTTTTTGTAATTCGAGGAAGCCGACCGGTTGCCCAATATAACTTTATTCGTTTTGCATTAGCGCCAGGTCAAGAAGCGCAAGAACTTGAATTTAAATTTGCACAATTTCCTGGGGCGGAACTGCGCAGCGTTTCGGACAATGAAACATTTATTGATTTGTCTCATTCAATATCAAGTGAGTCAGCAGACATGAAGTTTCCCACTGTCCCAGTAAGTGGGATTGGCTTATTAACTGTGGGCTATAGCGGCAAAGATATTAAAAAAGGGAGTATTGAGTTTAACAAAGAGTTCATGCGAGCACCGGAGGTTACTGCAAGCTCAAGCGTAACTAGCTATCCAGACAGCGTTCAACGAGAAGGCAAGAGGCCAGCTCCTGTCGCTGGTACGGATGCAAAAGCCGTTCAACGGATCAATGCAAACATTAGCAATCAAGGAGCTGATGAAAACCACGGAGGCCGAAGCGGAGCTTTTACTCATGCTTTGATCGGAGATGCTAGTAATTTTAATTTTCCTTCGCCCATTACTGTTGTCAGCAAAGAATTTGTAGGGGAGAACCCACTTCAGTGGATTACTCTTCGATGGACTTTTGAGCGATACGAACTACCGGCCAATCATTTTGCTAGAAAACACAATGGCGCAAAATATAACTGGAGAGAAGTTTCTATAGACGTTATTGGAAGTTCTGGCAACTTTAGACAAGGAGAAGGTATAAAAGTAAGGCGCGGAAACCAATCTACAGAGGATTTGTCGGGCAGTCATGACGCCTATCCACCCAGCAACCCTTTCAGAAACAATCCTGATGCGCCAAGCGGTTATCAAACAATTAGATGGTCAGGTTATGTACTTACAGTTACTCAGACTGAAGATGTTGAAGCTGTTTCCGGCAGAGAACAGGGTTACTTGTACGAAGTTTTTGGTGATGCAACCGCGTCAGGTCTTTCTGTTGGAAGCACTAAGAACGCAGGAAGAACTTTTACGGATGGCAATAAAGTGCTGGACGTTAGGCTGACCTCCACGGTGCGTTCTGATTCTTCGGACGTTCGAGGCAAGGGAATAGTTTGGAGTGCTCCAGAGGTTCTTGTCAAACAAAATACAGTAACAACATTGAACTGGGAAGTAGGGGACACATTTGAGCACCTTGAAACGGTTAGCTCTAATAATCCTTATCGAACAGATGCGTACTCCAAAGTAGGATTTCTATACAAGGTAGGCAATGTAATTGAAACTATCAATCCTGCTCAGTTCAAGTCAGATCAAATTTTTGCACTTCAAACTCAATACAGCGATATAAGCTTTTATCGAAATTTTGTCGATAAATCAAACTCTGGCCAGCCTGAGCACGAGGTCGTGTATGTCAACGAAGTGCAAGAGAACGAGACGCTGCCATCAATGAATGATCTTGTACTCGCAGGTATTTCACTTAAGGCAACTCGCAACTTTACTCGCCTTGACCAGCTACGAGTGTGGCTAGGGAAAGGGTTGCGAGTGGAACGGTTGCATCCGGACAAGACAGCTGCTTACGGCGATTCCAGTGATAACGGCCCTAGCAACCTATTTACCGACTTGGTCTATTACATGATGACGAATCAGATGGGCGGCGCTGGAGCGTTACTTGGCATGACATCTGATGATCCAGTTTTACTTGATAAAAACGACTTAATTAGCACGTCTCGATTCTTAGAGGCACAAAAACTGTTCTTCAATGGAGCAATTGCCGATCGAACCAACTTGCGTGAGTTTATTGCAAGTATTGCCCCGTTCTTCCTGTGTAATTTTGTTATTTCTGATGGCAAGTTCTCCTTAAAGCCTGCTCTACCAACACACGAAAGTGGTGACTTCAACAACGGACCAGTAGAAATTAAACAGCTATTTACTGCAGGCAATATCCTTGAAGACACGTTAGAGATCGAATATCTTAGCGCCGAAGAACGCAGACCGTTCAAAGCAGTTGTTCGTTATCGGGAAGAGCGAAAAAACAAGTTGCCGCAGGAGCGAACAGTCGTAGTACGCAATAAGAAAAATGATGAGTACTTTGATAAAGGGTTGGAACTTTTACCCCACGAGCAGTTTGATCTGACGCAGTTCTGTACGTCAAAAGATCATGCCGTGAAAGTCGGCAAGTACTTCCTAGCCTTGCGTCGACTAGTTACGCATACGATTAATTTTTCAACAACAGTTGAGGGTTTAGCGATTGCGGCTGGTTCGTACATCCGGGTCATTACTGAGTCAAGCCCATACAGCAGTGCAAACAGTGGAACGGTTAGTTCGACGGGTGTGGTGACGAGTGTGACTGAGCTTGCAGACGGTATGTACCCAGTTGATTACTACAAAGGCGGTAATGATGATGTGCAGACAGGTGAAATGCAGATCACTGGAGGCACGGTCGAAGCAACTAAGTTTCATGGTGCCGTGTTCACCGTAAGGACTACTACCGTTTCTCAAAACGTGTATGTCATCGAGCAGTTGACGTTTTCGCAAGAAGGCACAGTAGATATTGTTGCTTCAGAGCATCCCTGCGATGATGACCGCAGGAGCTTATTGGTCGCTGCCATGCTGAATGCTGACGAGTTTTCAATTGAGTAATGGCTTTCCCAACACTTGTCCCAACCAGCCGTTCTTTTGATGCAGGGGACTACCCGATCAGAACGTTTAAGTCGCAAAACGGCGCTGAGACGCGGATTCTGTACGGCAGCAACCGCACCAACATGAAGCTGTCACTGAGTTACGCCAACATCACTGACGCAAACGCCGAGTTGTTTCTTGACCACTACGACGAGATGAAGGGCACCTTCACGACATTTTCTGTTGGGCGAGATACAGGTAAAGGTGGCTGGGAAGGCAACTCTGATGCAATTGGAGCGGATAGCCATGGAAATACGTACCGTTACGAAAGCGCACCACAATTAACGCAGGTGCGGCCTGGGGTTAGCACTGTTACAGTGAATCTCATTGGCGTGATCTGATGGCAAAGGTCTATACCGGCAGAGATGGCGTCTTACAAGTCGCTGGTACAACCGTTGCCAAAGTGTCGAGTTTCTCGGTGCAAGCAAACCTTGAGACGTTAGAAACCACAACGCTTAGTGAGAATATTCGCAGTTACGTTCCAGGTGTTGTCGGCTATACGGGCAGCTGCAGCTTGCTTTATTACAAAGAAGACAGCGGTTCAATCAACACCACAAGCCTGTTGAGCGCACTGGTCAAGACTGGTTCGGCTGGTGTTACTAGCAGCGACACCGTTGACCTGACATTCCGTTGGGTGGATGGTGCGGACATTAACGACATCAAGATCAACGCTTACGTTTCAAGCGCCACTATGGGTGCTGCTACTGCTGACCTGGTGCGTGCTGAGATTTCGTTTATTGGTACGGGAGAGCTGCTAGCCGCCACGATCTCATGAGTGTTTACCTTGGTACGTTTGGCAAAGTTGAACTGCAACGTCAGTTTGACGGCAGCAAACTTAGCTCGACAATTAATACCAGTGATGTCAACGCTACGGCAAAACGCTTTAGCTTTGACTTTGACCATGGGCAGTTAATTACTGGCGATCAAATTGAAATTAAAAGCACTGACAGTAGTGCTCTTGATTTTATCGACAGCTATACAGATTCAAGCGTAAAAAAGTTTATCTATGTTGATGACCTTGGTGGCATCAGGCTTTACAACACTTTTGCTCATGCTGTAAACGGTGGGCCAACGAACGCAGTAGCCCTTGCAGTTCCCGGCAACGACATCCCAATTGCAGTCACTGTTGAGAACAGC